TGACATGACCAATAGTAGTGTTTTCTTGAGTGTACCATACATTGACACCTGGGGTAATATCAGGCAAATATGATGAAAACAATACTTTAGAAGTTCTCTGATCTTTCATAAGGTTAACTCTTAAGTTTTCAAATTCAGTTGATGTTAAACTACCTGCACGAGAAAATATTGCTTCAACTTCATCATCACCTAATCTAACCCAATCCATCTCATTGCCTTTGCGTTCAATTCTAGTATCATATAATGTTGATGCGCCGTTCTTTTTTGCAAAAAGAGCAATATGTTCAAGATAAAAATTGCGTGCAGCTTGATGCATATTAACCCAATTTCCATATACTGCATTAAAGAATTTTCTTCCTGCATCTGTCGCGAGAGATGTATGAGGAATTGTTACATCATATGATACTGCATCGCTAATTGCTCTGGGAACTTCGCCGACAACTGAATCAAGAAAATCTCTTGTGTATCTAGAGACGTTTTTTCTCATAAAATCGTCTACAGCATTTTTACCATTTTTACCAAGTACATCAGATGTACCTGATGATGATCTGTCGTTGGCAAGTATATATTCATCATTTAATTCATTTTTCATTTGAATAATTATTCTTTTAAATATATCTTTCATTTTATCAGCTATTTTTTTAGTAACTTTGTCTTTAATGTTTCTGCCCCCAGAATTTTTCTCTAATTCCTCTAAAGCTGCAGATGCTGAAGAAGTTCCGTTAAATATAATATTCCAGCAAAGAGATGCACCTTGAACACAATTAAAAACAGTATCAATAACTTCTTCTGTTGTTTTACGGACACCAGAACCTACCCCATCCCTATCTCTTGTGTTAATTGATGTGAATTTAGAACCGCTTGGTTGACCTGACATATAAACTTCCCAGGCAGCTCTATCTGCTGCCTGATACATAAAAAAATTACCGTATGAATTTTTTGCGTCATTGTAAGTGGTGAGAATAGGATTACCATTAATAGCAGAATAAGATGATTGTAAAGGTACACTTGTATTTACTTTTTGTTCTAAAAATGTTTTAAGTGCATCTGCAATTCGTGTAGCAGAATCGCCAAGGTTAGTTCCAGCAGTGGATGATTTGTCGATACTGCGGTGGAACCAAGCAGTGTTGATAATCAAATCAGTAACATCTTGGGGAACATCTTCAGGGGATTGAACCAAACCACCAAGAACAGATACTACATGGTTGTATCCATTGTAGTTTTCAGCTCTAAGTAATTCAGTCATAACACAAGAAGTTTGCAATGCTTGTGTAAACCATTGGCCTTTTGGATCAAAGCCATAAAAAGCTTCAAATTCAGTCAAGTTAGCTTTTGATGATGCCATTCAAATGTATATAATCCTTATAGAAAAAAATTGTTATCATTTTTATATATAATTTTATATATAATGCGTTCAAACTTAATAACCATTTGATTTTATATAAATTATTATTTTAATTAATAATTTATATCTATATTATATAAAAAAAGTATATATATCAAAATATTAAATTATTATATATTATATCTTTAATAATAGAAATATCTGAATCAATAATATAGAATATATGTCTGATATTAATATACCAAAAAATAATACTAATTTTACTTCTAGAAATACAATTGTATATCTTATATTAGGTTTATTGATACTTATTAGTGGTGTTATATTATACAATTATTGGATAATTTATACACATACTTCTGCTATTAATGATTCATTATCTACTTCTGCTAATCCTATTACAAACACAGTAATTTACCAATCAAATAATATGAATAATCCTGTGAATAATCATGTGAATAGTCTTGCGTTAGAATCTGTACAAAAATTAGAATCGGAATCTTTACAAAAACCAGAGATCAAATCTATACATATGTCTGTACAAAATCCTGAATCGCCCCCTGTACAAAAACAAGAAGAATTTAAAGATAGTAAAAAAGTTTTTAATAAATCAGTAAATCCTGAAAAAGGAATTGTTAAATTGATTATTTTTCACATGAATGGCTGTCTTCATTGCAGTGATTTAATGGAAATCAAAAATGAGAATAATAAAACAAAATTCGAACTTATTACTGATATTTTCGATGATGATAATTCTGTTCAAATTATGGATTTCAAAGCTGGACGTGATAAAGAAGCAGATCCATATAGATTTTTACCTACAATATTGATTGTTACAGAAAACAAATCCGTAGAATATACTGGACCACGTGATGTTCAAAGTATGTCAAAAGCAATTATTGATGCTAAACATAATCTTATTTCTTAAATTTATCATATAATTTAGATGCTAAATCTTCAAGTTCTTTTTTTCTTTCAATATATTTAATCATATGTTCTGGTACATCTCCAAAACCATATATTGCACCATATAACCCACCTGCAACTGCGCCCACTGTATCAGAATCTCCAGGATGAAGAATTGCATATACTATTAATTTTTCCCAACATCCATCACAGTCTAATAAAGCATCATATGCCATAATCATACATAAATATCCACTAGATCCAATTTGATCTGAATACCCTCCTTTATAAAAATTATCATGATAATAGCGAATTCGATGCATTGGATTTGAATTTGCTCTAATTTTCAGAGGATTGCCATTATTATCAAATTTAGTGTCAATATATTTTTGCCAATAACGTATATATTGACCATGATCATATATTTGATCCATATTTTCTAATGAAAGATATGCTTTTAAGTTATCTGATTTAAGATATTCGATAAGTATAAATGGCCATTTTTTTATAGGTACTTCTTCAATTGCCAGAGCTGTAAATAGGGCTGCATTAAATCCACCTAAATATCCAGATGCATTATTATGTGTTAATTGAGAACTTATTATACTCAAATCTATTAATTTTTCTCTATTATTAATACTAGATAAACACATACCAATACACAATGTTCTCATTGCAGCACCATTACCACCTGCATAATCATCATAAGGTGCATCACGTGCATCATAATGTGGTGTAAATGCTTTGATACTTTCTGCTGTAGTTACACCAATATATCGATTAATTTTTATTTTTTTTTTATTTTCATCAACATAAGTTCCAGCAACTTCTTTTGATAATCTTACAGATTCATCCATAAAATTAGCTTTAATTTCATTAATTAATTCATCACTTACTGGATTTTCTGAATTTATGACTGATTTTTTATTATATATTAAAAGACTTTTTGCCATTGCAATATGAAAAAATGTATCATCTGATACTTTCCAATCTCTTAAATCAATACCGTTTATACCGCCAAGTTCAATAAATTCATATATTAATTCATTTACATAATCAAGCATATCTCGTTTAGCACGATCATGATAATTAAATTCCCAATCTCCATTTTTAAAACCAATCGTATCTCCTAAAGCATGAAGAATCATTATTGCTCTAAATTTTGTTTTTAAAGATATTTGTTTATTATTTATCTTATTATTCATTAAACTATATATATATATTGATATTTATCTTATAAAAGAGAAAAAAATATTAAATCTAAAATCATATATAGAAATATAATATAATTTAATGATTGTGTGTCAAATGAAACTTAAATATTACATTTGATTATATCATAGTAATATATTAGATGTCGAGTAATATTGAAGACTTGATAGGTAAAATGAATCCTAAAAAAAATCCCGAAGAAATCGATATGAATAAAAAACAATCTAGCGAAAAATTTAAACCAACTATAACTGAAGTTTCTATTGATTATTATGCAATCTTAGGAGTAGCACCTACTGCAACACACATAGAAATTAAAAGAGCATATACAACAAAACTTAAAAAATTACATCCAGATAAAGTTGAGCAAACTAAAGAAAATAAAGAAAAATATAAACTTCTTCGTGAAGCCGGTGATTTACTTACAGATCCATTGGATAGAAAAGCTTATGATGCTCAAAAAAAAGTAGAATCATCATCATTAAAGGATTTTAAATCTGCTCAAGAATCATTTAAAGAGTTTCTTAAACTACAAGAACAAAATATGACAGAAGAAGACAAAAATATCGCAAAATTAAATTTTGAACAAGGTCTTGCGTCTTTTGATAGAAAACATGGATATAATAAGAAGGATGCTGATAAGATTTCTGAAGAAGAACATAAGAGACGTGTAAAAGATATGGAACTTCAAAGACAACAAGAAGAAATTGAATTACAACAAGATAATTTATTTAAAGATCGTGATTTTAATCCTTCAGATTTCAATAAAATGTTTGAAAAGAAAAAACGTCGTGATGAAAAGAGAAAAACTTCTGGTTTGGCAAAAATTGGTGCGGATGATATTGCGGCATTTAATGATGTTGAAGGTGATTCAGGTGGTGTAGGAATTGATCAATATGACAATCTTTATTCTCAAGGGTCTTTTGGAGAATATAATGCTAATTATGCAGGAATCGGATCTGGTATGGTTGGAGATGATAATGGTGCATCAGAAGATGAAATTAGCATTGATTCGCCAAATGAAGATGAATATGATAATCATAGAAAAGGTGTATCAAAAGAAGCACTTGATGCTGAAATGAAACGTATGATGTCAGAAAGAGAAACGCAAAATACAGTATTTGAGAAATTCTCAGATAATAAACAATTCGGTTCTGCTCTTGATGATAAATATGGTATATCATCACAATTTGGTTTTATGGTTGGTACAGATTTAGCAGGCAATCAAAAAAATATTAAAAAACGTAATGTAAAAGAAGAAACATTAAAAGCTTATAAAAAATTAGCTGCAAAATAAACTAATTAACAAATAAATGATTATGTAATAACCGTTTATTATAAAATATAAATTTATTAATTTATCGTTTAGTTCCAAAATTTAATGATGGTTTTGATCCTTTTGTTCTAGATCCAACAGAAATACCAGCAAAATCCATCATTTCAGTTGTTGTTCTTTTTTTATCTAAATCTTCGGTAGAATTTGAATTCGATTTAGAACTTTTTTTGCGACCACTATGACTACTACGACTTCCAATACTTATTTCTTCTTTACTGTTTTCAGAATTATCATCTTTTTCTAAAAATTTTTGCATATTTTTATCTAATTTAAATTCTCCTTTATTATAGTCTGAATTCTTTTTATCATATGATTTCTTTTTGTCTGAATCTTCTGATGCATTTGACATTTTCTTTAAAGATTCTTTTTTTGCTTTTTCAGATGTTTTAAACATAACATTCTTTATATCGGGATGTATACTAATTGTTGATCTTGAACTGGTCACTGAATCATTATCAGATGTTTTTTCAGATCTTTTGGTAGAATGTTTTACATCTTTTTTTGTTTTTTTAGACGATTCGACTTCTTCAAGTATTTTGTTTAGGTGATTGTTTTGTTTAGAAAGATCACGAAGACGTTTATCATCATTACTCATATTTGAATTATTGTTTCTAAACAATTCTGATTTTTGATGGGCTATTTGTCGCATCATATCAAGTTGTTGTTGTTGTTTCTGTTGCATTTGCTGCTGTTGCATTTGCTGTAATTGTTGCTGATGTAATAATTGTTGTTGTTCAATATATTTTTGTTGTTTTAATTTCTCAAGCTGATCGGTATTAATATCTTTTTTTTTTTTAATATCTTTACTCGGTGCTTCTGAACTTAGAGTTAGATTTTTTTTGAATTTTTGCATTTGTTGTTCATCTTGCATTTTATTCATACGTTGAAACTCTAAATCTTTTTCTTCAATCATTTTTAAATCAGCTGCACGTTGTGTGGCTGCATCATGTTGCTCTTTAAAATAATCTTTTTTATTGGAATCTGCTTCTGCTTTGTGACGGAGTTCTTTTAAATTATCTTCATTGTTTACTAAATTAGCCATTCCACCTATTCCAGGTAATACCTTATTTACTTGCATACTGAGTGCAGCCCCTGATACCATCAATAATAATCTCATTTCTGGTGCCATTTGTTTACCAGGTTGATTATATTTTTCATAAATATCGCCAAGAACAGCATAATAATTACGCATATCTGAACTTATTTTATCACTTAATCCAGATAATTTCATGTCAAATGGATTATATGAATCATTAAACATCTCAGTACCTTTAACAATACCAATCATCATATGACTCATCCATTGTACTGAATTTTGCTTTGATCGAATATCATGATGTAATTGATATTCAAATTGCATCATTTCTAGATCTGATTCAAGATTATAATTTTGTGATAAATGAACCCCACATTGTTTTAATTCACCAAGTTTTCTTAACATATCTAATTTCAGTAACATTAATTCCTTCTTACTTAATTTTTTAGTATTTATATCTTTTTCAGTTGCTGTGTCTGTTTCGGTATTTTTATTATCAGTGTCACTGTGTTTATTATCAGAAGTTGTTGTTTCATCTTTACTATGATGTTTAGAATCATTTTTAGAATCATGTTCAGAATCATGTTTTTTAAATAAAGTTGACTGTGATGATTTTTTTGCATTTTTAATATAATCATTTGTATCAGCATCTAAAACAGATTCATCTGATTCTGAACTATCTTTATCGTCCCTATGATCAGCATAATTCCATCTATTATTTGATGATACTAACTTATCTGTATTTGCTAACATTCCAACAAGCATATCAGTAGAAGTTGTTTGCAATTTATCTGATTTAATATCTGTCATTATATCTTCCTAGATGTAAAGTTTTTTATATATTATTACGCGACCCGTATTTAGGGCGTTTTTTTTATTTTCTTAATTAAATATTTGATTACCATAAATCATCTTCTGTATAATCTGTAATATTTGGTATATATTGTTGTGGAATATTTAATAGTTTGTCTTGACTTAATTGATTATATGAATCTATTATATTTATATTAGAATTATTTGATATTGACATTAAATTATCTGATCTTAACAGTGAACTATCTGATAATGAGTTGTTAGAAATATTTGGTGATATTGGGTACATATATTGGATAAAATCAGTCTCATTCATAGGTCTGTCAATAATAATAATAAAAAAACATATGCTGATAATTATTATAACTAATATTAGCCATAAGTTAAACCATTCTTGTTTATTTTTAGGTCTTAATGTTATAGAACGAAAATAATACATCTATATTATATGATAATTAAATATAACGAATAACTGGTTCAAATATTTTTATTCCTGTTATTTTTTCATCAGTTGTCTCATTATATAGGATAAATTCAAGTTCATATGTATCTGTTGTCTTTTTTTTCATATATAATTCTAGATTGTCTGCCAAAGTTTTATATTCAAAACATTTATCTGATATAATTCGATCAAAAACACAATATCCATATTCTTCTGTAATTGATTCTAGTTGTTTATAATGTTTTGTTAGAATTCCAATATTTTTAGGATTATTCATCAATGTTGGATTTATTTTAATACTTATGCTACTAAGCTCACTGTAATCTAATTTCTTTCCTTGTTCTTCTCTAAAAATATAACAAGCAATTTTATTTATTGGATCAGATATATCACCACTCACATATATTTGAACCTTTTTTACAGGACTCTTGTTTTTCTTTTTAAGAATATGAAGAGATATATCTGATGCCATTTGAATCAGATATTTATGTTGCCAATGCTTATTTATGTCTATTGTTGAAAATCCATGATCACTAAAAAGCTTCATAAGATTTGACATTTTTAGAGAAGAATGTATCGAATTAGTATTCATTGTTTTTTGAAATATTTGCATATTATCGAACATCGTACAAAAATGAGGAATAATTGGATACATCATAATTAGCTGTGCTTTAATAAATGTTTTAAGAACATTTTGATTCATATTTAGTGGATTATTGATATTAATATCTTGATATATATCTCTGATTCCTTGAAAAATATGAAATCCTTTTGTTACAACTTCTAGAAAATTCATTTTCTTATACGCATCCAATACATCTTGACATATGATTAACATTTCATTCATGATCATTTCATCAATCTTATTAAATTCAACAGTATATTTGTTTAATGATATATCTGCCAGTTTTTCATTAATCCATTCTCTTTCTTTATAAAATTTTTCAACCATTCTAGTACATAAATCTTGATCAAAATATGAATCATCAGTTCCAGTACTTGCACTCGCAAATGTAAAACGTATAGAATCTGATGTATATGCATCAATTGCTTGATCAAGAGTTCTAAAATTACCTTTTGATTTACTCATTTTTTCTATCGTTATACCACTTGTTTTTTCTGTTTTATTTGTATCAGATGATTGTTTTTGTACACTAATATATCCATTTATTTGATATGAGATTGGGCCAAAACTACGGATAGTTTTATATTTTTCTGGATAATAAATTTTATATTTTTCAATAAAATCTTGATCCCAAATCATCACATGATTAAAAATACACATCGACAAATGATTATTAATCAGATCTTTTGCAGAAACACGTAGATTAACCGGATACCAGTGAATAAACTCATCTCTAAATGGTTTAAATTTTTCATACAATATATTATCATAGTTTTCTAGAAGAAATATGTAATCCCATACATCATCTGTTAACTCTTCTGATTTAATGTTATGTAAATCAAACAAATGGTAAATTGTATATAAAGCCATATAAATTGTAGAATCAGATAGCGAATCTATCATATGTTTAGCTGATGTATTTGATTCAATTAAATCCATAATATCATCTGGGAACATAGATCCAAGACCATATGTTCTTGAACAAGGCCATTGATCAAGCCAATTAACTGATCTGATTAGTCCATTTTTAACAATTTGATCTGTAAAATGCATTGATTCAATATGTGCAAGTGCTGATGTTTTCCATTCTTTATTACCATAATCAATAAACCATTGATCCATCTTAGCAACAATCAGTTTATCTCCCGATCTTGAAAATGCTTCCTGATCTGGTTCGTAATATTTAATAATGTAAGATGAATTATCAATAATAATCGTATTACGTGCTTCAATGATGGTTTTGTTTACAAACGGTTCAATAAGCATCTGAGAAAAGTTTGTTGAATCTACATAACAAAAATCCCTTATTTTTTGCATATCTGATTGACTGACTATTGGTATTGTTGTGTATGTTTGATCGAATACTGTTGGAAATTTAGATGTGTCTGATTTTACTCCATCAATCATATCAACTGCCATCATATTACCTGTATATTTATCTGTTTCAACATGAATAATTGGTTCAATGATATGCATTTTATCTATCTTATTATCTAGTTTTGCATAAATATATCCCATATAATCAATTGGTGATTCAGATGGTACAGCCATACTAATACCTGTTCCTTTGTTCATATTAATTTTCAGCATTTGATTTATTGATTGATATTTATTAAGAGAACAGATTGGAATAATTTTTGAATTGTAAGGATTAATAACCATTTTTCCCTCAAGTTCAGAACCGTATATTTGACTGATAACTTTATAACTTTTAATATGAAAGTTATCAGTCTCTCTGTATTGATTCATCAGATTAATTATATTATATTCTTGACAAATCCAGCGTTCAATTCTGTCACATACATTAATTTCTATCAAACTATAAAGTCCATGCTGATTATTATTATTTATCCATAGGTTTGACACACCACAAAGTGTTTCAGGGCGAGAAGTCATTACAATCATATAATCATTTGTATCTGGAATTTGAAATTTAACAAGATAACTCATTTGTACCACAGCGTCTTCACCAGATGATCTCTCATGACCTAAACAGGGTTGAGCATCTTTAATAGAATAAAGATCATATCTGCTGCCAAATTTCAATGCATTTTTCCTGTATAGTTTTCTAAATTGCCATTGTACAAATTTATCATAGATTGGATTTGCATTTGTAGTAGTAAATGATCTGGATGAATCATAACTAATACCAAAACGATCAAGAGTTTTCTTTGCGTGCGATGAAAAATATGTACCCCAATACATAGGATCAGTAAAATTTTTGATTTCTGATTCATCAATACCCATTTTTTTCATAATCTTGTATTGTGATGAATCTGGTAGATCAGATTCACTAATACCTTGGGACATTTTATTGATATCTTCAATTAATTTATCTGCAGCTGCCATAATTGGCATACCAGTAATATGAAATGAAAATGGTTGAAGTACATCATATCCTAACGATCTATAAAATCTACATGCGAAATCATATTTAGACATTGTAAAACCATGGCCTAGATGCAAATATCCATTCATATATGGATATGGAAATGTTGCCATAAATGTGTTTTCATTTGATAGATTTGCTGATACAATATTACATTTGTTTATTCTCCAATATTCATGTATTTTTTCTTCTTCAATCTTAAATTCGTCTGATTTCCATGATTTTTTGCCGGAATCTGCAATACATGCTTCTTTAGTCAATACCGATCCAGATCCAGACCCAGATCCAGATCCAGACATTGAATCAGCCATATTTTTATTTAATACAGATATATATTAATATACATTAATTGAATTACAATATATTTTGTAATTTCAATTTTTTTAGTTTTTGGGGAGTTTTTCGTAAGCTAATTTTATCTTATCTTAGTGTATATAAAAACGCAATATAATAATAGATAATATGGAATCATACGGTACTATAAATAATAATCAACTTGACTTAGAAAAACTAGCTAGGCAATTTAATAATAATAAAAAAACTCAATCGAATGATATTTATAAAAAATATCGTAAGAATCCAATAAATATAAATAATTCAACTATAAATAATTCAACTGATGCCTTGAGATCTTGGATTGGTTCTCAAGCTGATATTGGTACTGTATTAAGCAATAATCCAGATAACCATAAAATATCTCCATATTATTTAAATGCATCAATGGGTAGCAATGATGTATCTGGATTATCAATGGTTGATAACATAAACGATAATACTGCTCCAATTAATTCAAAAATTAGAAAAAAAAATAATAAAATTGGAACAAAAAAAGAAGAAACGGGTTTTTATTCTGCTCAAGGAGAATATGCAGAATTATCTGCAAATAATGATAATCTGATAAAAATAAATAAATCAAATGAATCAAGTGATTTGGAGTTAGACTCACATGCAGATTCAGAGTCAAACTTAGATTCAAACTTAGAGTCAAACTTAGACTCAAATTTAGACTCAGATTCAAGATATGATTTAAAATATGATTCAAAGAATGATTCAAAGAATTATTTAAGAAAAAATTTGAGGAAAAAATCAAGAAAAAAACCATCCATGGGATTTAATAAAAAATATATCAGCGGATTGAAATCAGATATTATATTAGATTCTCCAACAAATTATGATTCAATGGATTCTATTTCTTCTGATATCTCAGATTCATCAGATATATCAGAATCATTATTAACATATAATACAAAAGATATTGATAAACATATTAAATCTAAATCTAAATTTAATAATAAAAAGCATAGTACCAGACATACATGTATAGATTTCGACTTAAACAGTATAGATTCATTAGAATCATTAGACAGTGGTGAAAGTTTATTAAGACATATTAGATTTTGTACTGAATGTAAAGATAAAGTAATGGGATTAATTCGAAAACACAAATCATCTGTAAAAAACAAATCATCTGCTGTACTTAATATTGATAAAAATAAAAAATGTGAACATATTATTGATATAATAGAATCTGAAACACAACATAATACACCACGAGCTGAAAAAAAAATAATAGTATCTGATAATACAAATAATAATACAAATAACAATTCAAATAACAATACAAATAATAATTCATATATTTCTTCATTTAGATTTCCAGAATTAAAAGAAATTATTATTGTTTGTTTATTAGGATTTTTGATTATTATTATTCTTGATTTAGTTATGAAAAGTAATAAATAAAACATTTAATTAACTATAACTTCTTTTATTCTTTTAGAAGTGGTATTATTATCATTTGAACTTTTATTATCATTTGAATTTTTATTATCATTTGAATTTTTATCATTTGAATTTTGTTCCTTATTCTTTAATTCAAGAAATTTCCATGTAATAAACATTTTAGTAGGAGACAAAATTGTCGTATCAAAATTTTCCTCTCGTAATTTAACAGATATATATTCTAAACATTCTAAAGAATCATACTCTTTACAATCAGGAATAGTATCTACTATTGTAAATACTATATCATATACTAGATCATCATCTGCATCTGTAATTCGTGTATAGCAATATTGTAACATTTGTTTATAATATTGTAATTTCTTTTCTCGTCTAATTTCTCTTTTTTTTAATAATATATCAGATGAAAATGTAATATCTGGTTCTTTATTTAAAGGAGTATTACTAAATAAAGTTTCCACATCTAATTTTTTTCCTCTAGATCCTGATTTGACATCTGATGGAAATAATTTATCAACGCTTAAATCTACATTAATATGTTTATCGTTTGAATAATTACTCATAATTATATGTTTATTCTATAAGGTTATTCTATAAAACTTATGTAATATTCACAGCACATTAAAAATATTGTTTTATATGATTAAATCATATGATTGTTATATGGTTCGTTAGACTTGATCTTTTTTTTTCATGATACAAATATAATGAATAATAAGATAAGTAATAATATAATTAATGATATAAATAAGGAATTAGATTCTGAAATTGAATTAATTTTAAACAAAAAACCAAAATGTATAAAAGAAATATTAGTATTAAGTGGTGGTGGTATCAAAGGTGCAGCATTACTTGGTGCATTACATTGTCTTAAGAAAAAAAATTTATTGAATAATATTAAAACAATAGCAGCTACTTCTGCTGGTGCATGTACTGCTATGTTATTATGTGCAGGATATAACCCTATGGAATTTTTTACATTCATTAAATTAATTGATCTAAATAAATTAAAAAAAATAGAAGCACATAATATGATTACAAAATATGGTTTAGATGATGGAACACGAATGATGATGATGATGAAAAAACTTTTATTAGAAAAAGGATATTCACCAGATATTTCATTTAAAGAATTTTTTCTAAAAACGAAAATAAATCTAATTATAACTGGTGCATGTATTAATGATAAAAAAATTTATTATTTTTCTCATACAAATTATCCTGATATGCTAGTCCTTGATGCTATTCGAATTAGTATCAGCATTCCAATAGTTTTTACTCCATGTATATTTGAAAAAAAAATATTTGTTGATGGTGGATGTATCGATAATTTTCCAATACATTTGTTTGATTCAGAAATTGATAAAGTTATAGGAATTTATGTTACTGATACTAGACATATTGCAAAAAAAATAAAATCAATTGAAGATTATTTATTAAATACAATTGAATGCTTATTTGAAGGATTAACTCAAAGGGACGTTAGACCTTATTATAAATATATTATACAAATCAAATGTAATAAAACATCTGAAGCTCAGATTGATTTGATAAATATGTTTGATGAAGGATATTCTGTAGCACAAAAAAAAATTGATTCTGGTGAATTAGTATACTAATTATTATTGATTTTTACATTCTTCTAATTCTTTTTTAGTTTTTGCAAGTTCTTTTTTAACTTCTATTAACTCTTTTTGTAATTTTTCTATTTCTTGATTATGTGTACCGGGTGTTATTTTTGGATTAGATGGTTTTTGTATACTATGTATTGTATCATTTGCAGCATGATATAATGCTGAAAAAGCAGTACCGAGTTTTTTGACATTATTTACATGTTTATTTACATGATCAGTTACATTATTGAGAGTTTTTTCTGCATTTTCTGCATGTTGTGACAATGTATCTAAGCGATCTTGTATTTTTTTTGGATCTGCTTTTTGTAAATGTTTTGAAGCAGTTGCAGCATGTGATGCAATATTAGAAAATATATTTCCTCCACCTATTATTTCAGGTTCTGAAGATTGACATAATCTATTTGCAATTTCCATCATAGTATATCCACCTACTTGATTATATAACCCTTTGGTTTTTTCAAGTGTATTGATTGAAACACAATTATTCTGTGCAATTATTTTTGTTGGATTATTTGATTTAAATCCATTAATTATGTTTGATACTGTTTTCAGATCATTTGTTTTACATACTCTGATATATGTATTCATCATTTTTTCAAGATTTTCATTTTGATGAATGTTATTTGTGTTCATGATTTATATATAATATAAATATAATTTTTATTATATGTATATTAAATCAATTATAATCAATTGCTATATGTGATACTTTTTTTAATAAAATATTACTTTTTATAATCCAAAACAATTCTAAGGGTTAAAGGTATGTAAAGATCTACAGTTTATCAGCATAAAAATACTTATTTTACATGGATAGTACAAAACAATCACAAATTGCAAAAAAGAAAAGAGGGCGCCCACGTAAAAATTCTGATAAAGTAGAACAAAAATTAACAAATGATAAAAAAGAAAAACAAGATGAAAATATTGTATTATTTTTAGCATTATCCGATGAAGAATCATCGGATTCAGAACATTCTGATCATGATAATGTAATTAAACATCAGATAACAAATGATAATGTCACCAAAAACAATAATCCCACTAAAAATAATAATTCTGTGAAAAAAAATATAGTTAAATCAAATCATATGACAATCACTTCATCTGTACAATCTGAAGATTCAGGTGAAGATAATCGTTTTACCGTTAATGACACTGAAACAAAAAATGAAGTCGAGTCTATTTCTGATTCACAGTCAGATGATTCTGGAAATATATATAATATTCAAAATAAACATCTATCTATCAATATGTTAGTTGAAGAACTCAAAAAATGTCGTCAAACTATCGCACATCTTAAAAGTAGAGGAGGTAGTGCTCTAAGTAGCTATAATTCAAATAAGCCATCAAATATTAATTATCATTGTGTACAAATGGTAAATTCAGATTCTGGAAAAACTTTTGTGCCAAAACCAAATGAATGTGAATGTTGGTGGTGTGATGATACATTTGATGATATTCCCGCATATATTGTAAATAATTATCGTAATGGAATATATTATGTATTTGGTAATTTTTGCAGTTTTAATTGTGCATTAAAATATAATATTAAAATGTTAAAAGATTTTAAATTTAACACTAGACATGCTTTAACAAATAGTCTTAGAATTAAAGTAACTGGTGTTAATACTCCAATTAAATTTGCTGGCGATAGAGAATTATTATTATCTAAAGGTGGTAAAATTAGTATTGATAAGTTTAGAGAAGGTTTTAGTGTAATTTCGTCTAATTATAAAATGAATATGCCACCTTTGATTCCATTGGTCCATGTCATTGAAGAAAATAAACGTGATTAAAATAAATGTGATTAAAATTTGAAATAGCAAATATATTGCACATTAAATCATAAGTATAAGATATATTTTATTAGAAATGTCTGATTCTAATATTAAGCATATTGCTGAGTTTTTACTCTCAGCTTCGCTTGATAGTAGAACTAAATATTATAATGATATGCTCTGCCGGCTTACTAAGCAGATTATTGGTATAATCAACCCAATTCCTGAATATTTTGATACATTGGTTCAAACTATTCCTAAAATCATTGCTACATATGATAATATTAATTTCAAATATACATTTCATAATAGTGGTGAATATTTTAAAGATTTTTATGATTATTGTGATCATAATTATGTTGATGAAACAAATCCACCTGAATTAATAGAAACTAGGAAACGTTTTATGCGTATTTCTATTATCATGAAGCATAATAATGCATGTAGTGTCTCATTAATTGATACAATTAATAGACCAGTTGTAATAAATAGTATAATGCATCAAATAACTGACATTATTACAGATAAGTGTACAGATGATCGATATTGTACGGAAAAGCGATATTCTACAAAATCGGTTGTTGATACTTTGGAACATTTTATAGCAGTTTATTTGACGAAAAATTTGGGGAATATTATTTTTCATGATGATATGATAAAAAACATTCAATATATGATTGTGAAGATTAATTCGATTGACAAAACAAAACTATTTTCGTTGCTAGATATTTTTATTACAGATGTACAAAAGCATATGATGACTATATCGGATACCTAATTTATAAAATTAAACTGATTAATTGTTGTGTTTTTAATTTTCCATAAAATTTTAAATATATCTTAGAATCTAACAGTATCAAAGCATCATACAGATCATCAGAATTTTTAATATCTTTTAGTTTATCAAATTCAAATTTATACATATTAACATATTTATCATTATAATTTTTTATTTTAGTTTTTTGATCTGATTCCATATATCTATGATATGTCGAAATTATTGTTTCTTTGAATAATTGATTTGATAACATATAACTATTTGGACTAAATTTAATAATTTGTTTTATTAATATATCATAAATATCTCTCCATAATGCTTCTTCTGGCCAACATAATATTTTTGGTTTTGTCCATGGTTTATACATTGCTGTAAATTGATAACCTTTCGCTATATTTATTAGAAATGGTTCATCCCATGGTATTGTGGCATTTTCATGGCATATATTATGTATTGAATGACCTAAACTTAAATAAAAATAAAATAATGATGTTTCGTCCGGTCCTGATTTAAAAATACTGTAAATTCCATCTTTATATATTTTATTTGTCATGTCAACATATTTTTCATATAATTGTTGATCTGGTTTAATTATTCCAATAAATCCATGTATTGTACCATATGTATCAGAATTCGCCAAATATTCATCATATGATATATTATTATTTTTCATATTTCCAATTACATTACCATCCGTACAATGATAATTATTTGGATTTAATTTTTCGCGAATAAATAATCCAGGTGCATTAATATTAAATAAATCATATATTTTAGAATCCGATGGTAATAATGCAATATCTACACACATTATCATATTATATTCGGTGTAATTCATTGCCTGCCATTTATTCAGACTTGCACCTATCCATGATGAATATTTAGCTTTTGCATAATTATATGATGGAGAATCAGGAAATATTCTGAGATTAATTTTTATTACTCTGTCAAAAAATATAGGTAATGATAATAATTCATTATATATGTCATATATATTTTCATCGCACATAATTACTAAATCTGTCTTATCTTTTATTCCAGCATTAATTAACATTTTTCGATGAGAAAAACTCATAATCAATGCACCAATCACATAATGAGAATTAATAATACACATTGTAAATATTGCATTTTTTTTATTTGTATCTGATCTGCTTATTGATCTGATTATCTTATGACTCATTATAATATGATGATATTATATTATAATGAATTAATATTTTATTAATCTGAATCATTTGTATGTGATTTAGGTATTTTTTTAATTTTTTTAATTTTATTCTTTTTCATTTTAACTTTTTTATCAGTTTCTTTATCAGTTTCTTTATCGGTCTCTTTATCGGATTCTTTATCAGATTCTTTATTAGATTTCTTATCAGATTTCTTATCAGATTCTTTTTTTCCCATCAGAATTATATGTTTCCCGTCTGTTTCAGAGCCATTACATTCAATCTCATGATCAACAGTATATTTTTGCGTTCCTTTTGCAGCTTTATTTATATCAACATTTCTAATTTTTTCAGCATATTGTTCAGGGAGTGATGATCCAAATGTTCTAACAATTCCTTGTAAAAATGCATCAGCCATATCATCTTGTTTTTTATGTGATTCAATCATATATAACCATTCATGATTATTGGATATTAATGCTTTACAGAATTTAATTCCAAGTGATTTAGTAAGTTTATAAACTTTATTATCAGCAGCTTTATCTATTTTTTTATTAACTTCTTTTCCACAAACAGTTATTTTACTTGCTGGACAGCAAAAATTAATACTATCAATAGTAGATCCTGTTTTTTCTTTTTCATGTATACCTCGCATCATAAAGTATGAAAATAACATTGATGAGATTGATTTCATTGTAGGATTTATTAAACTGGGTTGATTTTCAACCAACACAGCATTAACCTTTAATAGTTCAGGAATATTATCTAATTTTTCATACATTGATTTACCTAAAATTATTAATGGTGTCTTATTGCTATTGCTTGATACTTTTTTTGTTTTTTTCTTTAGCAAATCTTTATATTCATTATCAAAATGTTCGTTACACCATCCTCTGTCTAATTCTAGATGACAGTTATTTTCAGTGTCTGAATGATTTTCATTGTCCGAATCATTATTATCAGAATTTGGTTTCATAAGATAAAGCCCTTGATTAATATATTTGGTGCATTTTTTTGCACTACAATTGTAATGTTTCATAATTGTAATTTTTTTCTGATGTGTTTTACAATATTGTCCTTGAATTACATTTGAATAAAATTCTCCACTATTTTTACACATTGCACATGTACCCACATCATCTGGTTCAAGATCATACCATTTAAATTTAATTGGTTTAATATTTAATTCTGCTTTTACAATATGATCTTTACAGTAATATTGAATATTATGCGAATCGATTTTAATTGCTTGTTTTGCTATTTTTTTGCAATATTCACCTTTATTATTTAAAAAAGAACATGTAGATCTACTATCTGCAATGTCAATTATATCCCATTTTATAATTTTAAATGTTTTTTCTTTATCATTAATTTCCAAAATACAATATGCAAGATTAATGATACCCACATCAAATGATACTATTCTACGTATATTTGATTTTAAATCTGTATCTAATTGTTGATTTTTTTTAACATGTGTGTCTGTCATTATTATTTAGAATAATCTTAATACTTTATATGATTATTATTTTTGTTTAAAAAATTGCACTAATTTAAAAATTACACTAATTTAAAAATGTTGAAATATGATAGAAATATTGAAACAGTTTTAATATACGTGAATAATAATATATCAATATAATTATAAATTAAATGTCTATATGTGATGAAGATATCAATGATATTAAGGATATTGAAGCAATTGAAATAGATAATATGATTACAATCAATCAGCAATTATATAATCTTTATCCGGATTTGCTTGCAAACAAGGATAAATTAGAACAATTAAAAATAGAAATTAAAAACAGTCTTGAATTAAATAATATTGATATACCAAAAGAAATTAAAATTTCTACAATGACTCTTGAAGCTAAATTTAAAACTAGATTTTTTCCACTAAATATATATAGATATATAAAAAAAAGTGATCAAGGTATTGTAAGTGTAATTAAGGAAAATAGAAATAAAAAAGAAAAGAAAAACAGAAAAAAAGAAGAAATGGAACTTGATCTTGAAGGAAATAAAAATATGAATGCTGAATATATGAAAAATGAAAAAAATACCAGAAAAAATAGTAAAAATAAAAAATCAAAAAATAAACAAAGTGAAATATTTTTAAATCAAGTAACAATAAGTATTAGAGTTAGCAATAAACAAGAACCTGTAAGTGTAAAAATATTTAATAGTGGAACAGTACATTTTACTGGATGTGTATGTATTGATAATCTTTTGGAAGCTGCTTATAAATTATGTATTGAATGTAAACGAGAAATTGCGATTATCGATAATAATCGCAAAATAAAAGAAATAAAATTTGTAGAAGATCCTAATGAACTTTGTATTGAAAATTTATATGATTATAAGGTCGATATGATCAATTGTATATTTCGTGTACCATTTAATATTGATCGACCAGTTTTACAATCTCTGTTAAAAGCTGATGGATATAATGCTTCATATGATTCTAATGGTCATGCAGGTGTTAAAATAAAATATGTTAGTACAGGCAAAAAAATAACAATATTCGTTTTTGAATCTGGATCAATTATTATTATTTTGGGAAAACAAGGATTTTCTCGAATAAATGAAATTCATGGATTCATTTATAAATATTTATTAGTTAACTATGAAAATATTGTAAAAGATAGAGATATTGCAAGAAAAATTATTGGTCAATATATTACTAAATTATCTGATAAAACTTTTATAAAACTCAAATAAAACTTTTATCAGATACTCTTATGAAGTAAATTTGATACAAATGGATTGCCTTTTAAGTTATCATCTGTATATGATAAAATTCTATTATTTACATAAAATCTATTATTAGGTATATTTGTATTTACAGATTGATATCTATCTGTTACTAACATAATATCTGAATTCGGTCCTGGTCTCCATTTCCATTCAATTGGATCTTTGCTTCTAAATGCAGTATAGTCTATAGTCCAGCCTTTATCTTGTCCAATCATCGTTGGTGCTCTGCCTTCTTCTAATGCTTCTTTTGCTCCATCCATTCTCATATTCATATATTGATGTCTTGAACCTTGTTTTTTATCTTGTGCATTTGCAGCACCCATTCTTCCTCCAGAATGTTGTTCTCTCTTTGTTGGATCTGGTACATCATCCCAATCAATTGTTTTATATCCCTGTGTATTATTAAACATATTGCCTGACCGACCTCCAGGATTTTGTTCTCTTTTTGTTGGATCTGGTACATCATCCCAATCAATTGTTTTATATCCATGTGTATTATTAAACATGTTACCTGATCGACCTCCAGGATTTTGTTCTCTCTTTGTTGGATCTGGTACATCATCCCAATTCATTGCTATGTATTGAGTTTTATTACCTGTAATATTTCCATTTCTATCATATTTGTTATGTTTATCTCTCTTAGTTGGATCTGGTATATCATCCCAATTTATTGCTAAATATTGGTTTTTGTTTCCAGTCATGTTTCCAGTTCTGTCTAATTTATTATGTTGATCTCTCTTTGTTGGATCAGCAACATCATCCCAATTTATTGCAATATATTGATTTTTATTTCCTGTCATATTACCTGTTCTATCAAATTTATTATGTTGATCTCTTTTTGTTGGATCTGACACATCATCCCAATTTATTGCAACTATTTGTGATTTATTGCCAGTCATATTACCAGTTCTGTCATATTTATTATGTTGGTCTCTTTTTGTTGGATCAGCCACATCATCATAATTTATTGTATATTGTTGTCCCTTTTCTCCAGTAACATTTCCTGTTCTATCAAATTTATTATGTTGATCTCTTTTTGTTGGATCTGACACATCATCATAATTTATTGTATATTGTTGAGCTTTTGCGCCAGTCAAATTACCTGTTCTATCAAATTTATTATGTTGATCTCTTTTTGTTGGATCTGACACATCATCATAATTTATTGTGTATTGTTGAGCTTTTGCGCCAGTCAAATTACCAGTTCTATCAAATTTATTGTGTTGATCTCTTTTTGTAGGATCAGCCACATCATCATAATTTATTGTATATTGTTGTCCCTTCTCGCCAGTCATATTACCAGTTCTGTCATATTTATTATGTTGGTCTCTTTTTGTAGGATCAGCCACATCATCATAATTTACTGTGTATTGTTGGGCTTTTTCACCAGTCATATTACCAGTTCTATCAAATTTGTTATGTTGATCTCTCTTTGTTGGATCAGCAACATCATCATAATTTACTGTGTATTGTTGACCTTTCTCGCCAGTCATATTACCAGTTCTATCAAATTTATTATGTTGGTCTCTTTTTGTAGGATCAGCCACATCATTATAATTAACTGCAAGTTGTTGTGCTTTATCACCAGTCATATTGCCAGCTCTATTTAATTTACTATGTTGTTCACGTTTGGTAACATCAGGTGTAAATCCGGCATAATTAATTGCATAACCTTTATTAGTTGATGTATTATTAGCATGTCCTACCATAGCTTTTTGTTCTCTTTGTGTAGGATCTGGAACAAAAGAGGCATTATTATGACCTTGACCTGCTAATGATTCATACATAACAATATTTCGTGGAACATCGTATTTATAATTCTCTCTTTTAGCATCTTGATAATTACCTCTAAATGCAGCAGGAGTATTACCCTCTGCAAAATGTTGTGCAGGACCTTGTGCAACTGACTCTTTAGTGCCTCTATTTATAGTTGCTAAATTTTTAGGATCATATTCTCCATAAACAGTTGGGGCTGTAATATATGATCTACCTCTAACCATATCTTTTGTACCTCTTTCACGAAATTTTGGTGTTTTGTATTGAGATACTTTACCGAGTATAGGACCTTTTTCACCCTTTTGACCAGGACCTACATATGATCCATATGATATCTTAGGATTATTGAGTGTTCTAAGATTATCGACATTTCCCTCAGTTGGAATAACTCTATACATATCATGATAACCTTGTTTACCAACAGCATTATAACCAATATCTAAACCAGGTGTTACTTTAACTTGTTGAAAAGGCAATTCATTACGGCGTTCATTTCCTGCAAGATATCTGGTTTTTTCTTCATCTGTTCTTACTGGATCACCATAAATATTTGATGCACCAATCAAAGGAGACCAAAGAGGAGCTCTTTCAACTTTGGGTCTCCAATCTGGATTATTTGCATCTCCTGTAAATAAATCTAATTTCATCTGATTTACCATATTTCTTTTTGTTTCATTTATTGCATTAGGACCTTTACGTACAAATGGTACCATATTTTCATGAATAAAATCTTTTGATGTGGGTCTGATAATACCGTATGTACCATCTTCAAAAGCGTCAAATGATGAATATCCACCATCTAATTCCATAGATCTTTCCATTTCAATACGTTTTAATCCTGTTTCATCACCAATAAGATTATTATTCATATTATTTATAGAAACTGGACCCTCAGGATTATCAAAAGTCATTTGATCATATTGATGTGTCCATGTATTATGCTCTTTAAATTTATTTCTATTTTTTGAGCTATTTCCTTTTGCAATACATGATTCGAATTTTCTATTATTTGTTAATGATGCCATTCTATCTAACATTGATGATGCATTTGATTGATCAACACCATGATAGCCATTATCTGAACCATTTGATGATCTGCTTTGATTGCCACGTGATCTGTTATCATCAGACTGATTATCGGTCCTATCATCAAAAGTTTGATTATCATCAGAATAAACTGAATCAGAATTCATAGAAGGATCAAAATTTTCAATGTTTATTTTATTTTTATTAGTTTGGTTGTAAACATCTAAATCTTTATAGTTTTTTGGTATTATTTTTGTATCTTTAAAGTTTTTACTATCTCTGAAACGTTTTAATGCTTTGGCTTCATAATGATCTCTGACAGCCCTACTATTATTTGCTGAATATATATCAATAGTATTTGTTTTTTCTCTTTTTGCCTTATTATTTCGATCTTTATTATGTATAATTGGTGTTCTGCTATTTATAATTGAACCCATTGCACCTAGGCCTAATAATGCTCCAATTTCTGCCATATATGTATAATAAAGGAAGCGTTCTTATAATTAGTATTCATAATATTATTTACATCATAAATTCATATCACATTATTATTTATATATTCATAATATTCATATATTCATAATATTCATTGATCAGTATATTTTCAGCTGTTTTTAAATAAAATACTTCAATACAATAATTTATAAAATTCTTTTGTTTGTCATAATCTTTTTCATTTTTTCTTTTTGTAAAAAATCATATATTGTATTATCAATTATATTATTGAAATCATAATGTGATAAATCATTTATCCAATTATAATAAAACCATCTAGCAGCATCTATATCCATTTTTTCACAAATCAAACAAAAAACATCAAAACAATTTTCAACCATTATTTGTTCAATCTGATCATTATTTATTATATTAAAAATATAAGGTTTTAATAATTCTGGTATAGTCTGTATAATTTTTGGTTGCATCGTTTTATTATTTTCTGATTCTGATAGAACGCCTGACAACACGCTTGACAACACGCTTGACAACACGCTTGACAACACGCCTGACAACACGCTTGACAACACGCTTGACAACACGCTTGACAACACGCCTGACAACACGCTTGACATTAACATTGTATATAGTTAATTATTTAGATCATCTAATGGATAAAATGCAAATCCAATATTTTTATGTTTTGAAACATCATTTATATCTAATATTCGATAATCTATAATTTTCATTTTAGATAAAATAATTTTTTGGTTATCATATAATCTATCATATACTTTTTTGAATGCATCATTGTATGCCATATTTGCATCATATCCTATACCAAGTTCAGATGTAAAAAAACCTATATTTGATTCTAATGAACATCCATCAATATAAAAATTAAAATATATTAAATTATTATGCTTTGGAAGAATTATTAAATTTTGCCTATTTTTTTGAGTTTGATATTGATTAAGATTAAGGTTAAGGCCATTCTCTATTTTATATAAAGGCATTAAAATATAACAAGACTATATAAATGTATAATTTAATATTTTCAATTTAATAACACATATAAAAAATATAAATCTTTTATCATTTTAGAAATTTTATATCAGTATATAATATACTTAAGAAAATGGCATATCACAAAGGCTTTTCTACCAGACTCCCATATGACCCCTGTGCTTACAATAAACAATTAAGTGAATCAACTGCTCCTTATTCATATGTTATGTATGATGGCATGTATGAAAACTGTAATAAATGTGTTTTTGATCATTTTACCAGACCCTTTGATGGTGATATTATTGATGTTGATTCCGACCTTAAAAATATATCTCGCCCTGCTTCAAAATGCCCATCAAGAAAATACAATCCTAAATGCAAAAAATCGGCCAACTGTATAAGTACTTTTGATCCCTCAGTACCTGTTGTTCTTGCACCCGAAATATGTCCTATTGTATTTAATAACTTAAACTGGGGTAATGAAACTGGTATTAGAGATCCCAGACCCTCTAACTGCAAAGGTTTTGCACTCAATAAACGCCCTGTTAATACAAAATAAACTAATATAATATAATATATTTTTAGTCATAGGCATTATGTTTTAAATTTTAAATTTAGTTTTAGCGCACAAAAAATAATTATATAGAATCTGTATATAATAATGGCACTTAACGCTGGACATTTTAGTAATCCAAAATATGATAAATGTGCATATCCTGAAGATTTGTACGAAAGCACTGCTCCTTATGCATATGTAATGAATCCTGATAGAATACATAATTGCAATGGTGGATTATCTGTATTCGGTCCCCGAGGTTCTTATCTTGGGGCTGGGGTAAGTTCACCCACTGGAGATGTAATTGCAGCAGCTCAACAGAATGTTGATATTGATTCTATTATGAGTAATCGTAATGTTCCTTTGAGTAAATGTAAACGAGGAAAAGTCAATCCTATTGATGTAACCCGTATTAAAACAAAAAATGTTCCTGTAATTAATGACTATTTAGATGGTCAACATAGCAAAATGACTGATCCTGCTATGTTTTATAGAGGTGCACCTATAAATAGATTTTATGATTTAAATAAAGATCCTCAAGCAAATATCTTTTATGATTGGGCTGTTAATACATCATTAGAAGCAAGAGATAATTTTGTTCCTGAATTACCAGTACCTCTCACAGGTGTAAATATGGTTCCTAATAGACGTGATGGTGAAGTACCTGATGATAGATGGACTCCTTGCTCTGTACCTTTGGGAGTTAATGGAAATTGTGGAACTAATTGTGTAAATGGATGCGCTAAAAAAATATCTAGAACTTCTCGTAATAATCAAATGAATCAAAGACCTGTTCAAGGTCAAGGTGTTAGATCCAGATATTAAAAATCTATAATATTAAAAATTGATTAAATTTATATTTATATTTCTAATATGTTTAATTATCAAATTAAACATGTCGTACAATATTTCACTTTATAAAGTTGGCGGTTGTATCAGAGATCAGATACTTGGCATCAAATCATCTGATATTGATTTTGTTGTTGTCATATCTGATGATAAGATAGACAATAGGACAGATCATATGACAGAAAAACTAACTATCAGTCAAGGATTTGATATCATGACATCCTATCTTCAAGCTAATAATTACAAGATATTCCTATCTATTCCTAACATGCTAACAATCAGAGCAAAATTCCCGTCCAATCATATGTATTCTAATCTATGTGCTGATTTTATTTTAGCTAAAAAAGAATCATATGATGAGTCTGATTCTGATTTTATCAGAACGCCAATCATTGAACTAGGTACTCTGGCTGATGATTTGATTCGCAGAGATTTTACTATTAATGCTATGGCTGAAATTGTAAATGGATCTGATGAGAGACAAATTATTGATATGTTCAAAGGCAAGGATGATTTGGATAAACGGATTCTCACGACTCCTTATGGATATATGTCAGGAAATTCATTTCAAACAATGTCAGATGATCCTCTGAGAGTTATCAGAGGATTACGATTTATGATTAAATATGACATGACCCCAGATGAAAATTGTTATGAGGCAATGTTAGATCGGATGATAATTAAAAAATTATTTAAAGTTGTTAGTAGCGAAAGAATTCGTGAAGAATTAACAAAAATGTTTAAATTTTCAACAGTTAAAACATTTAAAATACTAGGAGAATTTTCAGATAAAATTGGTAATTTGAGTGATTATCCTGATCATCATATATCTTTTATTGATATGTTATTTAATCATAATACTAAGTTATGGTTAAAACCAACAACTGAAATATAAAAAGGATATACTCCCATAGGAATAATTAAAATATTATTTTCTTATTTTATGGTATAACTGGTTTTATTTTCCATAACTTGATTTTTTAATTTATCTGATATTCTGATTATTGATACATTCTGCCAGTTGCAAATCCATTATTCGATTTTTTTATTCTTTTTTCAGATTGTACTGCTTTGGAACCAGGTCTAGCCATCTCTGTATTTTCACCTCTAGAACTTTGTGGCCACATTTGTACAGTATGTCTATAATCACTAATATCGTCCGATATATAATCAAAACTATGTTCAAATGGGTTTTTAAATCCAACTGATTTTTTAGACGAGTCTCTGATTCCTCCTCTTAATGAATTTTCTAAACTTACATTTGGTAGACCATTACCATAGCCAAATGGTATGGATTGATATGTCGAGGTAGTTTCACGTTTTGTTCCAGTTCTTGCTCCAGGTGTAAATGTTCTAGTATCAAGATCAGCATCTGATTGTACATATTCATATGTATTATTTAAATGTTTATTATAAGTATCTAATTTACCAATCACATCTGTTAAATCTCTGGAATGCTCCATACCACCATTTACTTGTTCTCTGGATGCTGATAGTCTTTGATGATATGCTATTTTTGGTGTATGGTGATATGTTGATGGATTACGTGATTTTTGATTTGGATTATACATATATTGTCCTCTGTTTGGATTATTAGACAAATAATAATTATCTGCATCTCTATTATTTATTCTTGATCCAACTTTATTAGATTTTTTAATAGGTCTGGATGGAGCAAGCATTAAATCTCTAGAATCCATCATAGTCATATCATCATAGGCATGACCATCTAAATCATTTGGTCCATCATATGAATCATTATTTATATCATCATTCACAGGATCATCATATGGTTTAGACATTTTCTGAGGTCTTTTTTCAGGTTTTAAGTCATAAGGATTTGATTGATGAAAAATCTGATAATCTTCATCAATTCCATCAAAATTTCTTATTTGTTTTTGTGCGTCTTTATGAGATTGCATTTTTCTTTGTAATCTTTGATATCTAGGATCTTTTTTAAAGTCATTTTCATTTGTATCTTCAAAACTATTAGTATCTGGTTTTACAAAATGAGGATCAGTCGCTAATCTTTTAGAGGTATATACTTTTTCTTTACCTTGTCGAAATCTTTTTATAACTTTAAGATCATATGGTGTTATTCCAAATTCTTTTTCTTCTGTAATAGGTGGTTCAATATCATTCTCTTCATTAAAGCGTTTTCTTCTTATATATTCCTGTAATCTGGGTTCTAATTGTATTGAACCAATATTAAATGCTGCTTCGTAATCCATTATATCTTAGTTGATTTATACGATGGCTATATATTAGTATTAGTAATCTTTACGCAAATATAATAAAATTAAACCTAAATAAATGAATAACATTAATTATATTAATTATTATGAGTCAATTGCAAAGTCTTAATGAATCAAAAATTAGATCGGAAGATGTTACACCAGATGATTTGGCATGGAAATTATTAATGGATACTGATGTGGATGAAGATGCAGATGTGCAAAAATATACTGGTATAATGCAAAATTTTGTAATAAATGAATCTGACTTATCTAATAATAAAAATACAAGATATGATCAAATAGCAGATAATTTCCAAATTCTAATAACAATGTATATGGAAATGGTAATTGGATATATGAATATTGCACATATGGCATCTCATATGAATGAAAATTATGAATTAGATGGAACAATCGATTTAGAAGAAACATTTAAACCAGATTATAGTAAATTTACAATTGATGATATGTTAGTGCTTTTTAGAGAAAAATTCAAAAAAATTCGATTTTTTTTATCTGTACAGGAAATAACGGGAACTGAAATATCAGATACAACAGATTATGGTAAAGCATCTGAATACTATTGCAAAATAATATTAAAAGATACTCATCAAGGTAAATTATATTTTGCAAAAAATATAGATAATCCCGCAGTAGATCATTCAAAACGATATACATTTCTTATGAGATATGATAAAAATAAATCACAGAAAAAATTAGAAGATTTTTATGCTGTATGTTGTTTACCTAATATTAAGGTCAAAATATATTTTAGCCCGTTAAATATTATCATTAAAGAATAAAAATTGAAACATGATAATATCTGAAAATATTAATAATTAACTATAATTATTAATATTCTAATCATATTCAATATGTTTGGTTTTAAACTATTTAATAAGAAAAAATCAGATCCAAGTATTCTTTATGATAATGCTGGATACTCGTATGAAATTGGGTCTGAATATCAAAGTCCAGAGGAATTAACATTATCTTTTAATCTTAATACCAGGCGATTATTTCCGATGATTTTTGAATATTTTGAATTTCCTCTAGATTTTGCAGATTCTTACAATGATTCTAAGATTTGTTGTTTAATTGAAATCTTAGGTCCTAAGATTCACAATCATGAAAAAAATATATCAATTACAAATAAAATAAAAATTATTAAACCATTGACTAAAGATGAATTATTAAACTATTGTGAAGATGGTGAAAATAAAATGCCATCTGGTAATTTGTATTATTGTCTAAATAAAACTTATCATAGAGCAGATGACTTACCTGCAATTATTAGAGTAAATGGTTTTCAAGCATGGTATCAGTATGGAAAATTGTATAGATCTGATGATAAACCAGTAATAATTAAAAAAGATGGTAAGTTTACTATACAAGAATGGTACAATGATAATGGGAAAAAACACCGAGATAATGGATTACCTGCAGTGATTAAAGAAGCAGATAATTATATACACAAAGAATGGTTTTATAATGGTAAACACTACAGAGACCAAAACAAAGGAGTTGGACCAACAATTCTAACAATTGAAAATGAACAAATTATCAGAGAAGAATGGATCAATGAAAAGGGAAATTGTCACAGAGCAGATGATCTACCTGCTGTAATAACCATTAACTCTAATAAAATATCAAAATCTTGGTACAATGATGGTGTGTATCATAGGTTAGATGATAAGCCTGCAATACAAGTTTATATTGATGGTAAAATATCATATGAAGCATGGTGTGTCAATGGTAAACATATTAAGAGACCAGATGATTTGCCGTCAGAAATAAGATATTGTGATGATAAAGTAGTGTATGAAGCATGGTATGATGATAATAAGCTTCATCGATCAAATGACTTGCCAGCTATGATTGAAATAGGTTTTAATGGAATATTAGAAAAAAATTGGTATGAACATGGTAAGATACATAGATTAGGTGACATGCCAGCAATTACGAAATATAATCCTCTGACGTTAGAAACTGATATGTGGTGGTACGAGGGAGGTAAGATTCATAGATCTGATGACAAACCTGCAATTATTATTATGCGATCAGAAGATGGAACAACAAATCATCAGGAATGGTATAAAAATGGATTTTTACATAGATCAGACGATTTGCCATCCATTCAAAGCACACATAAATCTGGATTTATCAATAAAACATGGACATACAAAGGTAAACTTCATAGACTGTGTGACTTGCCAGCAATTATTATGATGAATGATAATGATGAATTGGTAGAAGAATGGTGGTTTAATAACAAGATTCATAGAGATGGAAAAAAACCCGCGATTCAGATATCTAAGGATGGAAAAGTTATTGAATCAAAATTTTATATAAATGGTAAAAAAATTGAGATATTATCATAATATAATGATAATATTTATTTTATTCAAAACAAATGATTGGATATAAGGCATTTAATAAAGGATTGATAGGATATAATAATTTTAAATATATTGTTGGACAAACATATCATCATGCAAATCCATTAGTTATGGGATCAAGTGGTTTTCATTTTTGTTTAATACCAATTGATTTGGATAATTTTTATGATCCCGGATCATATAATTATAATTATGGATATGCAGGTGATATAGAATATGCACAAGTCCTAATATTAGGACAAGTGATTCATGATACAAAAAATCATCAATCCATAACAGATAAAATAAAAATAATCAAAAAAATTACCAGAGAAAATTTTTTTGATTTATTTGAAGAAGGATTACATCAATTAAAATCTGGAGATCAAATAAACATTATTAAATTTAATCAAAAATCATACTTACATAATTTTAATGATAAGCCGGCAATATTACGTATTAATGGTGGGATGGAATGGTTTGCATATAGTCAGAGACATCGTAATAAAGATTTACCTGCTGCTATATTTACTGATGATGATTGGCAAATAAAAGAATGGTATAAAGATGGAAAAATTCATAGAGATAATGATATGCCAGCATTAATTGCAATACATAAAAAAGGTATAGCAATCAAACAATGGTGTAAAAATGGAATTGTACATCGTGATAATAATTTACCAGCTCTAATCAATGAAGAGACATCACTAAAAGAATGGTGGTATAATGGTAGAAAATATAAATAAAATCATAATCTGCCCATAGATAAGACACAATTTGTTTCACAGTTTCTAAGATAAAACTCAAAAGTTCTATTAGCGATAAATTTACGAGTAGTTCTATATCCTTTATTTTCACATTTCTTTTTACCACATCTGGTACCAAACATTATATCTGTATATTGTATAACATCATTCAAATATCCACCTTCGGGATATAAGCCTTCCATTTCTTGTTCTGAAAATACAACATTTAATCCAGTTTTTTGTAATGTTCCGTTTAATCTTGTTTTATAACGTTTATTTATTATGGGAATTGTCACTTCATCCAATATTGTAGGTCTCAGATAATTAATTGATATTCCAAGAGTTTTTAGATCAGAAGGATTTATATTATCAGATTTGGATAAGATCATACCTATGCAAAATACTTCACCCAATAATGGTATTTCAATAAGTTGTTTTTCAGCATCTTCATAATAATCAAATGTTTTTCCCATAAATCGTATAAAATTCATATTCAATATAGTATTTGTTTTTATTTCTTCAAATCCTCTAAACCTACCCTTTATTATATTATCTATTTTATATGCCCAGATTGGATCAATAAGACAAACCGATAATAAACTTATATCTGATTTGGCAATTGTTGATGCACTGATGACATTTTTCATACGACTTACTGTATTAATTATATGATTTACTCTCTGCGCTTCTTGATCAGGATAATCTCTATTAATCATGACACTAAAAATAAGAGATTTGAGTTTTTTTGCAGTTTGTGTATTATTTGGTATGTTTTTATCATTAAGGATATAAGAATCCATTACAATCTGATCTCTGAATTGATTAAGCGTTTCTCTGACAGTAAGTAATCCTGCATTCAAATGTCTTTTATCTTGAAAATTAAAATAGTTTTTGAGTTCTAATTCTGTATTACCACGACTAATTAAATATAGAGTACCAAAACCTGAAAATAAACCAAAACCATTCATTACAAACGAATCTTGAGATAGTTTAAACATATTTGCGTGCATCCAACATGTCGTTGAATTTAAATCAGATATACAAATTTCATAAGGATCGGAGCCTTTTGTAATAGATTTCATTGCCTCGTCAAGTCCTGCATAGTCAGATGATGAATCTAAATATCCGACTGTATTTGATGCTTTTTTCTTTTTATGTTCCTTTCTATGTAAATCAAAATCATTATATGGATTGTTATCATATTTTGATCGTTTAATAGTAAAACTAGATCTTAATGGCATACCTTTATCAAACACATCAGTTTCGTTAATCGTTTCTCCAGTAATTTCACCAACATAATTATCATCATCAGATCCTGAATCTTGTGATTCATTATCAAAACTATGAGATGTCATGCGGCGTTCTAACATAATACGATCAACATTACTTTGATTATTATGTCTTCCCTGATTAATTGCTATTTCATCATCAGTTCTTTGTGAAATCCTATCATTATTACGTCTTATCATAACACCTTTATTTTTTTTTGAATCTATATGATGAGATTTAGTCTGAGTCTGAGTCTGAGATTGATTCTGAGATTGATTCTGAGATCTAAACATATTATCAAATTCCATGTTTCTAGTGTGATTGAATTTTGATTTTGAATATGATTGTGAATATCCTGACATAATATTTTTATATATTGTACTGTATCAAATCTTTATTATGATATGAAACACAGCTAAAAAATTGATATTTTATCAGATAATATTAAATTAAAATAGTAGTTTCAAAATAACAATGTATTGGAAATATGTATTAGTAGCAGAAGGAGTTAAGGCATATACTGATTCTGAAATAGGATATTTGTATGGCGAAACATCTAATTATAAAAAATCAGAATCAAATAATAAAATTAAAGTTGCAGGTTTTGATTTAGATCAAACACTCATAGATACAAAGTCAGGAAAAAAATTTCCTGCTAATTCTAGCGACTGGAAATGGCTATATGATAATGTTAAAACAACATTAAATGATTATATAATTAAAGGATTTGAAATTATTATAATATCAAATCAGGCAGGTATAAAATCAAATGAACAAAAACTCAATGAATTTAAATCAAAAATAGAACTTATGGAAGCCGATTTATTTAAATCATATCCTGATGTATCATTTAGAATATATTGTGCAATATATAAAGATATTCACAGAAAACCATTTCCAACATTTCTAGAATCTATGAATATTGATAGGACACATAGTTTCTTTTGTGGTGATGGTGCAGGACGCATCACAGGACGCTTCACAGGACGCATCACAGGAGAAAGAAAAGACCATACAGATGCAGATATAAAGTTTGCATATAATCTAAGAATTAAATTTAGAACGCCAGAATATTTATTTCTGGACGATAAAACATCACATGGTAATTTGTGTTATAGGATTATACCTTATAGTCAGGAAATATTAGATAGACCTGAATATAATTTTAAGATAATGGATTCTAGACATAAACAAATAAATGAGTTTATAATTATGGTAGGATTTCCAGGATCAGGTAAATCACATATTGCAAAATATATTGAATTAAAATATATGATACATGGTATTGAATCATATATACTTAGTTCGGATGAAATAAAATCTAAAAAAAAATTTATGCAAATGATTACAGATGCGAATAATACAAATAAGAATATTATTATTGACAACACTAATCTAGATGTTAAAACAAGATCAGAATTAATAAATATAATTAAATTATTTTCAAAAAAATATTTCATTAGAATTATTCATGTTAATACACCGATTGAAAGATGTATTCATAATAATTTTTATAGATATTATAAAAATCATCTCAGTGATCCAAAATTAGTACCAGAATTTGTATATAAAATGATGGCTAGTAAATTTGTTAAACCAACAAAAGAAGAAAATAATTTGATTGATATGATAGAAACAGTTGAAGCTAATGTACCATTAGATCCAGCATATATGTATTATTATTTTTAATAATATGTTGTTCGCAAATCTTCATATTTAAGACATCTATCTTGATCAGTTTTGCATGTTTTAGGAAATTTATAACACCATCTTGCAAAACCTTCTTGATCATTCGGTATATTATGTGCAATAGTATAAAATTGTCTTTGAGAATTTTTTCTATCAAATACATCTTCAATATCTCGATATAAATCTGCATTAAATTTCAATTCCATATCTTTTTTAATATTTTCATCATCAGCATTACATGCAACTGGAATATCTGAATTAAATTCATCCACACTTGGATTCATAAATGGATTATCAATAGTTGGTTTTCTGCATTTCGCATTTTCATATGATCTCATTTCATTCAAAGTATATTTAATATCATTTTTTTTATTTTTTTCATATTTTTTAAGTGATGTAGTTGCATCATTCATTTTACCGAATTGAATTTTACCAGCTGAATCATAAAAACCAGTTTCTATTTCATATTCAGATGAATCAATTGAATTATTAGATGAATTATCTGCATAATCTTGTGATTCATTTTTATCTATATCTACAGTAATTATTTCACCATCGGCATCAAATTGATAAGTTCTATAATTCAAATCTGACATACCAATATCAGCCATTAATTCTTTATTTTGATTACGTTTCATTCTTAACAATTCAGCCCTTTTTCCATCTTCATCTGCATCAAAAACATTATATAATATGATGATTGCTATTAAACCGATAAATGGAATATATAAAAAATCACTATTATTAGTGAACAAAATAAGAATGATTAACAGATAGATAAAAAATCTTGTTATTGCATTTAGTTGTTCAATCCTGGACATTTCTGGAGTAGGAAAAAATTTTGTATAATTTTGATCTTTATACAATACTGTTATATCATTCATCCAAAATACATAATGTTCAGATGATATTGCATTTTGATTAATATTAGTATCATTTTCTTGTTGATTATATGGATTCATTATAGTATTATATTACAGTATAGATAACGTTTTTAAAATTTTTATTTATTATTTTATTAAGTCCTTCATTAAGATCTTTATTACGGTCTTCTACCTCCTCTACGAAGTGTTTTATTTTGTTTCTCTTGTTGTATTCTATTTTCTTCTATAATTTTTTTTTCCAATTTATTTTCAAGTTTTTTTCGCTGTGTTATATTTTTAACAAGATCAATTTTTAAATCATCCGCCTTTTTATTTAATAATATGAGTTTTTCTAAATTTATTTTTTTTGCTACAGCGGGATCTGTCTGTAGTTGTGTTTGTTCTGGTGTATGTTCTGGTTTATGATCTGGTTTATTTTCTGGTGTCTGTTTTAATTCTTTTTGTAATTGTGATGTTTTGTTAATTTTTTTATTTGACATATCATCAGCATCTGATGATGCCTTTATACTAATTTCGGTATCAGATGAATCAACTTCTTTTTTTGAAGATTCTTCTTTTATTTTCTTTTGGATCTCACGCATTTCATCTATATAAAATTGTTCAGCAGATGCAAATGAATTGACAACTGTTTCTTCAGTTGCTGCATCAACTTGTACAAGTATTATATTTCCATTTCGTATATGATATATTTTAGGAAACATAGAATGATCTGCACGAAGAATATTAAGAGATTGTCTATCAGAATCAGAAACTTCCATATATACAAACGTAATAAAAGGGAATTTTTCAGCTTTACGTTTAAGGAATTTCCTAATAAAAACTTTAAGATCTGATGGTGTTTTAGGAGTTGTAAAACCCATTACTACAGTTACACATGATTCCATAATTTCTTTTAGATCTTTTAAATTCGTTACTTGTAAAATATTAGATCCACTCATTATTGTATTCTTATATTTTATATCTCTAATATCATTTAATAGATTATAACCCAATTACATTTATATAATATTAAGTCAAAACATCTCCAATATTAATTTTAGTATTAGGAGTTGTAACATTAGTTCTAACATTAGTTCTAACATTAGTTCTAACATTAGTTATAATATTAGTTCCAATATCTGGAATTATTTGAAATTTAGAACCAATACTATTTTATAGTCATATAATATGATATGAATAAACAATCCCCCTATTTAATAAATAAGAAATTGTATAGAAATTTACAATATGGAGGAACAAACAAATTTAATAAAGGAGATATAAATTTAATCTATAATACAAAAAGAATACAAATTTTAGATGTATTTATAGAAAATACTTTAGGTACAAACAATTATTTCTATAAAATTCAAGAAATTGCCCCTCCAAATACAATATATGATAAAATAGCTGAAGCTGATTTAGTAATTGACGAAAGAGAAGCCAGAGTATTAAAAAGAGCATTAAATCCGAAAGAAAATATATTTGAATATTTTAAAACAAATAATTACGATCAAGTAATAAAAAAACACATTGATGACGTAAAACAAATGATTGAAAATCCATATAATACATATATAAAATTAAAAGAAAGATTAGAAAAAGATGGAGCTGATGCAGATTTTCCAGAATTTGAAGGAGTTGTTGGATATTTAACCAAAGCATTATTTCAAACTCCTGAAATAATAGATTTTTTTAGTAAAAAGGAATATATTGTATTATTAGAACAAATAATAAATAAATTAATGAGTATACAGATAGATCAAAGATTTAATTATCCATATAGAGCAACAATATATTGTATTGAATCAATGCTTGAATTACTTGATTTATATTATAGAACAGCACAAACGAAATATTCATATAATCCATCAAAACAAATTAACGAAAATATTGGTCCATATTATCATGCTTTTAGATATAGATCATATATGACAACTTTTACTGATTCTGAATTTGGTATACCAAAAAATATTATTTTTCCTACATGTGCAAATATAGGGGCAACTGATTTAATAAAAATAAGATGCGTACCTATACTAATTATGGGTATAACAAATGAACCTGTATATGTTGATCAATATTTAAATTCACCCTTAGATTTTTGGGCCCATGATATCCAACATTCAAAAAGACAAATACAAGAAACATTAAGATATTATGATAATTTCATAAAACATAATCAATATTTTCAACGAAGAACTTTATTTGATATGCGTACAGAATTAGAATTTTATAAATATATGGAAACATATACAAAAGATATAATAATACCTATTATTAAAAAAAATAAATCAGATTCTCCAGAAACAGCTGCCTATAAAGATATAATGAAATTAGTAATATTTGAAATAATACATGAAAAAGCATGGCCTATAACAGAAAAATCATTGTGCAGAAATATACCATTAAGATATGATGAATTTCCTGTTGAAAATATTAAATTAAATAATGATACACATAAAATTGAAGCATTTCATTATCTTTTTGCCGATCCTACTACAATAGGAAATGTTATAGGAAAGATACGTGCAGGATTTTATGATTTTGCAGATAATCCAAATGAAAAAATTATTCCAAAAGAATACAGGACGTCTTATCATGTAGCAAAAGCTTCACGTAAATTATTACAGTTAATTAATTGTAGTAAAATACCATCAGATGAATATATGATTGCACTGACAACAGATCGTCATGCAATGCAAGAAATGATTGATGTTAAACAAATTGATATACCTGATAATCCTATGAGTGAAATTCCTTATCCATTATCAGATCCTAATTTATATGATGATAGTTCATTATATTCCATTTTTAAACCTAAAATAGGTATTACAGATAAAGATGATCAAGATAGATTACACAAAATGAATGAAGTAATAGGATATGATCCTACTTTCGAACAATTGGGACATAAATAATTTTATTTTTCTTTATCTGAGTCTGAATCTTTATCTGAATCTTTACCTGAATCTTTACCAGTTGATTTTATATTCATCATATTCATCATACTCAGTGGAACAGACATAGAATTTAACATCTGTTGTCCAATTGGATTTCCCTTTGCATCTTTCAAATCTTTCATTTTTTCTTGGCTATTTGCCATAAAATTTTTCATACTTTCAGCAGTTTTCTTCATTTTTGTAATATCGATTGTTTTTTTGGCATTTTCTGCTACTTTTTTAAGTGTATCACCGATATTACTAATGCCATTTTCTTTAAAATTATTTACAATATCTTGAATTAATGTATTACAAGTATCTTTTATTTCCTTATTATCAGATGCACCTAACAATCCTATTATTTTTTCTGTAGCTTCATTTACTTGATCTTCACCGATTCCTTTAAGCTGTTCATTAATTTTAGTTTCATCAAACATTTTATCAACACCCATCATTGATAAAATTGTATCAATTGACATTTGATGTTGTTTAGGAAGTTCACCTCCTGTAAACATTTGATCTACACTATATTCAGTTAAATTATCGCCAATGCCAATAAATGGATTGAATATCTGATCTTTAAACATAATTCCTGTTTGTGATAACTCAACTTCTATAAATTTTAATGTTTCTACAACATGTTCATATTTAGGGAATTTAATTGGATTTGTTATTTTAATTAAACAAAATACAGAATCAATAAATAGATACATATATTGCCAAAAATTTATTTTTTCACTTTCTGATAAAAATTTATATCCAATTTTAAGATCTAAACCAGGTAATATGGTAACAATTTTATTTTCACCATCTCTAATATTTAATAAATCAGAACTTTTTTCTTTAATTTGAATACATTGTTCTTCTGTTTTTAATACTGAAAAAGCTTTCTTAATAAATCTTGTATAATCAAAATCTTCATCTGGATTTTTCATGGTATCGATAAATTTCTGACTTGATTCAATAAATTTATCTACTGCTTTTCTGTCTTTTCCCTGTATTTTATCTGTTGGTTGATTTGTACATACAGATTGTAATAAATTTAATAAACTAATACTACTTACTGTAAATCTTTGAATATATATTACAGTATCTTTATTAGTGTTTGAATTTGTTTCTGTGGTTGAATTCATCTAATATTAATAAATATTATATTTAGTCTATCTTTTAACCTATATATATTATTTCATAATATATTCGCACTTTAGAAATATGTAAAAAATTGATTTTAATTTTATTGAAAAAATAGTAATATGAGTATTATTAAATAATATATATGATAATAACACTTGCAAATATTTTATACATTGCAGGTTATACATTTGATTTTGAAAACAATATATATGTACCACCACTTGATATTGAAGTAGGGAGACACAATACATATGTTGCAATTCCAAGATCTAAAAAAAAAGAATCATATAAACGTATGATAACAACAACAATTTATAAAATTATGATATATTTTATAATATTATGGTTGGTACCATATACCCTCTATATGTCAATACGTGATAAAAATGGTTTTACATTTGGTAGATCTTGGTTCCAAATATTATATGCATTGCAATATTATTATGCATCTTCATATTTTAGTGAAAATCATTTTTATGAAAATATTTTATGCAATGAAAAATTAAAAAAATATATGAATATTGCATCACCGTGTTTATTATTATTTAGTATCGCATTAGGTATTATAAATGTATGTTTACTTAATTTTGGATATAGATATATTGGCTATGATGAGATATATAAATTATCTACATTTAGTGGAAAAATTCTAATAAGTATATTATTATTATTAGATTCATTTTATTCATATATTACATTTTTCATTAATTCATATGTCTTTGCAATAAATATGATACATCACAAAATAACTGTTTCTACATATGCCGAATCTTTAGATAATTATGTAAAAAGTATTGATGTTATTAGAATAATAAATATCGTTGCAACTGAATTTTCACAAATGAAAAATACATTTGCACGAACAGTTGATTTACTTACTCCATTTTTTTCAATTTTAAATTTTGTAGGATTTATAACAATATACTTTTATCTTGATACTATTAAAAATAATGATATGGGTGTATCTGAATATATTAATCTGATATTATTTTTAATAATTGAAACTATTTATATACAATCAATACAATCCGTTAATGATAATATTCAAAAAATTAGTGATACAATAACTTCTAATAGTATGATTATAACATTTTTTGGAAATAAAAAATCTGATAAAGTTATGCCAGTTGTTGATCAAATATTAGTTCCTCAAAAAAAATCAGATGATATATCAAATCTTAATATTCAACGTCATAATCACGATAACTCATCAAAAAAAATAGATTATAAAATACCATTAAATCATAATACTTCAATAGAAATGATTGAATCACAAATACAAAATCAACATGATAAAAAAGATGACAATTCTGATGCAGATAGTAATAATATATCAAAAGACACAAATATAGAATCATCAGAACAAATAGCAATACATGAAATACTTAGAACAAATCATTTATCAACACAAACCAAGATACCCGAATCACTAAACACAGGATTGAACACAGGATTGAACACAGGATTAAATATATCAAATAATACTGGGATAGACCCAAAAGAATATTTTAGATATCTACAATCAAATACATCTTCAGCAAAATTTATACCTAAATCATCCAGAGATAATATACCATCAATATTGAATAATGATAATATAAATATATCAGAATCATATTTAACCGAAAATATAACTATCGCAAAACAAAATTTAATTGCAAGTATATCAACAGAACAAATGATTGAATGGTTAATATTAGGAAATATCATATCAACTCGATGGAAAACATTTTCCATGTTTGGAATAGAATTTACCGATACTACGTTAATATCTAAATTATTCGGTATAGGTGTAGCTATATTGGTAACAGATCAATTTGGATCATTATTTGCTTGGTGGTAGAAATTTATAAATAAACACATAAAGAATACATTATAAAATATATCATAATGAGTACAATAAATAAACAAAAATCAAAAACAGTTAGTAAAAAAAATATGGATCTAATGACTAAATCAAAAGATATAGTTTTAAAAGATTTAATATATAAGTTTAATATGGTAATTATGGGAATGATACAACATATTACAACATATTATTCAGATTCATCAATGGCTGGTATGGAATTAATCTTATCAGATATTATAGATAAAATGCCACAAGAACCAATATCAGTTTTTTTAATAAATATATATAAAAATGATGAATATAGATTAAATATATTAAAAGAAAATGATAAATTTTTTATGGAAGAATCCTATGATGATTTTACAGGAGGAGATGATGAGAGAACTACTAAATTATTTCAATTTAAAAATTTATGGAAACAAATTGATCAAGAAACCAAAGATTTTATAAAAAAATCTATGATGACATTAGTTAAAATATGTCAAAAATATATACTTAATTTATAATCCATTCTGTTTATAATCCATTCTGTTTATAATCCATTCTTTCGTTCAAATATTGCTCTGATTTGATTTTGCTCCATTATCTTTTGCATTTGTAGTGTGTCAGAAGTACGTGCAGATTCAATTTCAGCAAGTTGACGACGCATGGAATCAGTATCAACTTTACCTTCAGAAATTTGTGGTGTCATAATAAAATGTTTGTCTTCTTCACCTATCATAACAAAATTTTTAGGTTGGCAAAGTTCAGTAGCATTATAAGAATAATTATCAGATATTCCCTCCATTTCTGCTTCAGCAAATCCTTCGGTAAGCCCCCCTTGTGCTCTGGCAATTGCTTGAGCTTTTTGTATAAGTTTACGTTGATTGTCTACTTCTTGTGCTATATTATTTCTTCTATTTAATGTAAATGATGTTAACCATTTAGCACACATAGAAGGACCTTCATATATGCCAGGAGGATGATTTTCAACATTAATAACAATAGTGGGAACACTTTTAATACCAATCGATGATGCAATTGTCTGTAATTCTTTTGAGCTTATATTATCTAAACGAATAAAAGTAAATAAACGGTCTATACCCTCATTAGATATAACATGTAATATATTTTTGCATTCAGTGCAGTTCATTGAATAATATAACCGAATAATCATTATAACAATAATATTTATTTTGATAAAATATATACTATATAATACACACATAATTAAAGTAAAAAAGATGAAAATCATACTCAATATAAAATAACATAAACATATGTATTTATATAAATACATATATTAATGAGTACTAATAGTATGGAAGTTGAATTACACAATTATAGACCAGCTGATGATATAAAACGTGGTATAATTGAGATTGTATGTGGGGAATATTGGAATGATCAATTTCTTAATGCAATAGGAAGAATTGCAGTTAAAAGAATACCAATGTATGCATTTGCAAAAGAACTGATTAAAATAGAAAGAATCAATCCAGAATCTGGATATCATGATTCTGTACCATTTAATCATGATATGATGAGAGATAGACTTAAAAACACACCTGTTATGAATATCGATCCAGGATTGTCATTTCTTCATGAAAAATATTGGAAAGATGTAGATTATCGCAATACATCACGACTGATTCATGAAAATGAAAAACGTATTGAAATGTATATTGACGCAAAAAATACAGCAGCCGAAGGTGATACTGAATCTATAATTCATGTTACTACAAATGATATGAAAATATATGTGAATGATGAATTAACATCATTATATAGCAAAGAATATCCTTTGCTAATTATTAGTTTGAAACCAAAAGAAGCTTTCAAATGCAGTCTCAGAGCAGTATTGGGTCTTGGGATTACTGATACATGCTGGGATGCATGCAGTAATTTTTGCTACGATCAAGAAACAATACCAAATAAAACAATAATTAAACTACAATCTGCATCACAATTTAATGAATTTGTGTTAATAAAAAGATCTTTAGATTATTTTAGAATAAGAACAAAATTATTAAAAGATGAAATACATAGAATGTTTTTATTAGAAAAAAATCCTACAAATCGTTTTCAAATAGAAATTAAAGATGAAGATCATACCATAGGTGAGCCAATAAATTATGAAATACAATCACATCCCGATATAATTACATCAGCTGTAGCCAAACCAGATCATTTGGTAAGAACAATCATGTTAAATGTTGTAATTAGACAAGATAAAAAAGATAAATTACTTGATGCTATTATGGATTCAATTGATAATCTTATTAAAAAGATTGACAAATTCGAACAATCATTCGATAAAATTCCTGGTCCTGGTCCTGGTCCTAATTCTAGTTCTGGTACAAATAATAAAAAAGTAGAAGATAAAAAAAATAAAAAATAAGCATATAGTATGAAATCTATATTCTGACTGTCATAGTTCTTGAACATTTTGTTCTTATATCACAGGCTGCATCATCTACGCATGATCCATCCACATCATGAGTCACACAACAGATTTTTCTATCAATACCTCCAATATCACAACGCATACCTAGATCTTTTAGTTTTTCACATAGAATATTTTGAGATTCAAAATATCTATATAGACTATCTGGGCTCATCGACATTGCAGGATACCTCAAATTTAAGTCTGATAACCATATTGATGATATTTGCAATGCTTTGCCTGATTCTCGGAGCTGCTTAATCACATCAATATAACCTGCAATAACATTGTAATCCTTTGGTCGTTCTGCATAATATCTGCAACTAGTTTTGTTAATACTGCATTTATCATATGCATCACATTCAGAAATTTTTTCGTCGAACCATTGTTTTGTACTGTCTGATACAGATATGGTTTGACATTTATCTCCTGACAGACACAAAATGATATCTTTAGAATTCATTGCGGTAAAGCCAGTAAAAACTGTTGTTTCCATATTTTAAGGAATAATAATTATCTCAATTTATTTATAAATATAACAATATATCAAGATATTCAATTTTTATATATGACATTTTATAGTTGGTCAACATCAGAACCAGCACATAATTTCGGAGCAACGATTATAATGAATGATGATGATATACTTTATGTATTTCCACGTATTGGTGGTGATACATATATAAAATGGACAACAATGCCACCTAAATGGTTTAATAAAGAGTATCTAAAATATAGAAAACCGAATTATAATAAAATAACATCATGGAAATCACTATTTGAATTAATATATCCTGGAATTAGGATAAATTATGAATGGAAAAATATATCAAAAAAGATAATAAAAATAAACATAATGTAATTGCTTCATTAATTGATGTGGCATTAAATAAAGAAATATCATATGATTATAAAAATCCACAATTAGATAATATTTTATGGGAAATTTTTTTAAATTGGTTTTTAGAAAAATTTGCTTTTTCAAAAGCGATAAATATAACTGTAAAAAATATCGGAGACAATAATGATAGATTATTTATATTCAATATATCAGGTATAAATTATTATGTCCATTATAGTACAACTTAATGAATTTGTTTAAACCGGTCTATTCGATTTAAGAAGAGTTATCTGAATATATGTATTAATACATTCTTTAATAGGATTTTTTAATTCATCACCTAAACTATCTATCTTTTTTGATAATTCATCACGATCTTTAAATAATTCAATAAGAAGCGATGTATCTAAATTTTTTAATTTAGTATAAACATTATCAACTGAAATCGATATTTTATTATCATTATCATATAAATCATTATCCACATCGCAATTATCTGCAACATCATTATCTATATAATGATATGATTCATTTTTAACAATACTCCTGATAGAATCTGACGGTGTGATGTTTTTTTGATCAATATAATCAGAATGTAATTGATATAAAATTTGTCTATATGATTGAGGTAAAAAATTATAAAGATCACTATTTTTTTTATTACGAGTCATATGATATATATCCAAAATTTCACGACTCATTGTACTTAATGATATATTTATTCTTTTAATAACATCGATATATGATTCATCAATGTATTGTAAAAAATAATTTAATTTATCATTTTGATATAATTTTAAATGAACTGAATGTAAATCATATCCTTGTGGTATCATTGCAAGTAAAGTTTTATATGTATGAGTATCATAGGCAATATGTAGTTTTTCATAGTTATCAACTTTAACTTTAATTAAAAATCCTCTGTTTAGTAATTTTTTACTTTTTATATTTTTAATATCTAATTCTTCTAACCGGACATACATTTCATCAAAACATGAAAAAAAAATAGTTCTATCACAATTTAATATATCATACAATTTATCATTATTTGCTAATAATGATTTTTGTTCAATCATAGTATATTTTTCAGTTACTTTAACTAAAATAATATGATTTTTTTCACATATTGGTGTGATTAATCGTTGTAAACGAATATCTTTTAAAATAATATGATAACATAAATTTTTATCAAATTTAGAAATATGATGTTCTAGATGTTCATATAATATTGGATGTGTATATGGATTTAATTCATAAATATCTTGATACATAAAATACCATTTATCTGTATGATAAAATAATACAATATAGCTACCTATATGATTTTTATGGATACTAATAATTGTTTTATCAAATTCTTTTTCATGATATCGATATATTTTATCATAAACATACGATTTTAAATATGAATTTTCATTTTTTGTATAAATTGTTTCATTATCTTTTATTGGTTTTTCACGATAAAAAATTGGTAAGAGTGTTTTATTATCAAAAACAATAATTTTGGATTGATGTAATACACGATCAAAAATAAAATTTGTATGCCGCAAATTATTATTTATGTCATTTGTATTTATAATAATAAAGTCATTTGAAAAAGTAAAATTTAATTGACTTAATAATGATTTGGGATTAGTATAATCTTTAGTGTTTAATATATGATTCATTTTATGAATTATTATTTTATTATCAATAAATGATATTGGATTATTTTGGCTTTTTAAAGTACTATCAATATTATTATGATCAATTATAGATTGACTATATGATTTATTATTTAATTTTTGACTAACTATATTTGAATATGTAAGTACTTTTTTTGAATCAAGTGATTTATTAGGTGTAATAGGATTATTAGGAGGTATGGTAGTTTTTATTTGTTGATTAATAATATCTTGACATATAAAATTAATAAAAATATTATTTTGTATTTGAAAATTTTTTTTAATATAGGGATCATGTAATTTTAATTCAGTATCTATCTCAAAAGACATATCATTTTGACTATTTATGACAACAGTATTCATGATTGTTAGACAATATCTATAGATCTAAATATAATTTTATATTATTAGACGAAGAATATCTCTAAACAAATTTATTCTGAACTAATAGTATAATTTCAAATATGTTTATTAACAAATTTGATGATTTACTCGATAGAATCATCGATGATTTTTATTCAATTGTAATAGTTAAAGGTAAAATAGATAAATTAAAAAACGAGACAAACTTTATAAAATCGCAAAAAGATATTAATGAATTTATTAGTGAATATATTAAAACAATTCCTACAACAGAAATTACAAATATAGTCCAAAAATCAGACAGTTATTTAATTGTTTTTGAAACATTAAAAAGATATATTGTTATATATGTATTCCTCATATTGGGTATATTTTTTAAGGGTAAGCCTGATGTTTTTATTAACAATTTAATTGAATTTTCACGCAATCAATCTGAATACAAACTTAAAGTCGACAATTTCTTTAATTCAGAAAGCAATTCACAAATTATTAAATTATTTTATATGTGCAGAAATATTATAAATTTAGTAAGTAAAGATGCAATAAAAATAGATTATATTAAAAAAGAACCATTTGCAACAGAAACAATGGAATTTTTAAATACTTTGAGTGATGAATTTATATCCATTGCATTTAAATTGAAAAAATCAGATACTATGACACAAGCTCATAATATTATAAAAACTATTATTGTTTTGCTTGTTTATAAAATTAATGATAAAAAGACATTATATAGCTTAATTGAACAAACTGAATTAAGTGAAGGTGAATATATGTTTATTGATATTATTGAACCAATAACAGAAACAATTAATTTTAGTATAATAGAATCTTTATTATCAAAAAATGATCTTTTTTCTGGTCTTGCTTATGATATTTGGGATTATTTAGAAGAAATTGATGATAAAAAGAAACATTTTATTTCAAATGAAGAAAAAATTAATATTCTTATTAATTCAGGAATCATCATGCCAATATTAGATGATTTTTTATTATATCATCGAGATAGTGAAAGATATGATAAAATTAATGGTAATGTACCACAAACTACATCAGCAAAGAAAAAAGAAGATACAAAAGTTAGATATATTATAGGAAAAATAGATGCTACAGCTGAATTATATGCAGAATCTACAAAAAAAGATCCTAAAATAAGAACCAATATATTAAAAAATTTTTCAACACCATTATTTAACAGAAAAGCTGTTTTAAGAAATAATATTGAAGAAATAAAAATTATTAACAAATTCATTAATCAAGGGAAACGTAATTCAGAAAACAATGATTATTTTAATGATCTGGTAAATTATAGGAGATATGCATATGTTAATTTTAAAGATTTCGATAAATTTGGATTTTCGAATCATTTCACACAAACAATTACAGCAGTCAGAGCAGTAAATTTTGATTCACAAACTGAATTTAAACAAAATAATATTAATAATAGACTTCAGCTTAGAGTTGGTGCCAAAGATAGTGTAGGAAATATTGTTGGTTTTATGATACCATCTAATATCAAAGCAATACAATGTATAAAAACAGCTGATGTAATCAATATTAGAGATTTAAGTAAACACAATAAAAATGGTTTTGAATTGTTTTTAAATTTCCTTAAAAGATCTGTAATAAAAGGCGAAACACATAAATCATCAGTATATTGGATTTTTGATCCGAATGTAGATAAAGTTAAAGGTGAAAAGGTTGAAGCAAGAGAAATATTATCACAACAAGATATTATAAAATCATTAATAGCTGAATTATACAACAAAATAGTAAAAGAAATATATTTTGAAATGATAGATAAAATAGATGTTGAAAAAACGATAACAATTGACAATGCAAAAAAAATAATCAACCATCTTGAAAAATCCATACTAAATATACCATTAAGTCAAGATATGTTCGAAGATATTGAAAAATATATTTTTGAAAAGAAATTATTAAGTAAGGAGATTGACCAAATATTAGAAAATGATATATTATATGGTTTAGAAGGTGATATTGTTGAATTACCAGTATATAAACCTGAAACTAACATAAAATTAAATAAATTACAAATAAATTTATCTTATGTTGATGAATCTGGTAAATTAATTGAAGCTGAATCTGTCGATGGTATTTGCCAACATAATATTACATGGGATAACATAAATTTAACCAGAAAAACAAATTATTCTGAATATATGAAACAATTGTATGATTTTATCCAACAATATGTAGTTGAAAATACTAATCAAGAATTTATTTGCAAAAGCTGTGGCTTTTATCTTGATATTAAAAAATATATTCAAGATGGTACTTTTGATGATGAGAAAGGATATATTACATTTTCAATGCCAATGGAGACAAATTTAGAAGATATTCCAGAATACGAAAAATATAATTTTTCTATAAAGATTATGGATAAGAATATCGAAAAAATTGCATCATCTGTTGGTATACCATATTTCGTAGGTAATGCAACAACTGTAAAATGGCGTCGCAAAGGTATTATTAAAAATACTATTGATATGGTAATACAAAATAATCAAATGTTAACAAAATCATTTAAAGAACGTAATGAATTAAAAACAAAAATATATGGCATATCAAAAAATTTATCTAATTTATTCATTTTTGACATGGAAAATAATATTTTTCAAACTTCATCAAAAGATAAAGATCAAGAACAATTTAAAATGATTAAAAGAAACAATATTATGACATATATTATGATATTTATAATTCTTGAGCTAAATGAATCACAAATATCATTTTTCACATCAGACAAGAAAAATATGTGTGATATCAGAATCTTTGATAGAATATATGAATCATTATTTAGTGGATTAAGAATAAAGAAAAATAATGCAAATGATACAGTCGATATAACAAAATACAAAATTTTATGTTATCTGATATACATGATATCTTGTAGAATTGCAAAACATAGACTTTGGTCTTCACCACAAACAACTGAAAAAAATATACAAAAAATGATCCCAAATATTCAAAGATATATTGTTCACACAACTGTGGATATAATTAATGCAATTATTGAAAATTCATTTCAACCTAATGTTGGATATATTTTTGAAGTATTTCGTGTTAGATTTTATTCAAAACTAAATAGTATTTTTCAAGATACAGATTATTATAGTATTTTATTAGAACAAAACAAACTCAGCTATTTGACTGCTAGAAAAAGAGAACATTTAAAGATTGTTGATTCTAATAATATACCACCATTCATTTACAATACTGTTAAATGGAGAACTGAAATACCCGCTAAAATATTTCCACCATATATTAATCACGTAAAATCTAATATTCAGGGTATATCCAATATATCTAATTGTGAAGATGGACAGTTTCATAAATGGAAAATAGTTGATGGTTCACAAATATGTGAATTATGTAATCTAAGATTACGGGACATCAAATATGATGAAAAAGCATCAGAAAAAATTATTGATAAATATATGATTGAACGATCAAATTTATTAGCACAAAAATTCTGTGCAGATGGTGATTTACATCAATATGTTTATGATTCAAAATCAGGTCATAATATTTGTTTAAAATGTAATAATACAGATAATCATCGCTATTCTCTTCAAGAAATCGAAAAAATAAATAAAGTTATTGATATGATTAATAATAATAGAAGAATTAAATATAAAAATATAATATCTGAACATAAAGAAAATGAAAATAGTGAAAAACAATACATAGAATCAGTTGTCTCTAAAAATAATGAATTGTTTAAAAATATCATTGATAAAGAAAATCAATTTAAATACATTGATATATTTGTTGATATGTTACAAGGTATTGTAGGTAATGAATTAAAAGGAGAATATCCAATTCAATTACGCAATAATACATATATTATTGATCATGATCATAATGGTATGGATCTAGGTTCAGCGCCGCTAATTATTACAGAATCTGATAATAAAATATTCCATAAAGCGAATCATCATTATTTTAAAACAGATGTAATATATTATACAAATAAGGAAAATAATAGAATTGATGTCTATTATGATACTATTACCAGACGACTCCTAGGATATAAAGAAGCATCGCGTGATTTTGTTGATATTAAGAAATCTGATAAAAAACTTAAAATAAATTATTCGATTTACAATAAATTAAAGTTAATGGGGTATTCAAGTCAATTTATCAATATTGATGATGAATACAAGGAAATAAAAAATAATTATATAAACAATCCTAAAAATGAAGATACAGATAATCAAACAAATCAAAATATGTATAAAGATATTATTAATGATATAAGTCGTATTAGAATAGATAATCTTAAAAAGACAATTCTTGAGTTTCAACGCATATTTAACAGAGTATTGAATGGTTATTCAGAACCAGAAAAAGAAAAACCACAACAAGAACCAGAACATCCTGTTAAATTTGTTTATGAAAAAGAAATAACAAATTATTTTTCAGAAAGAATGAATTCTCTTGTCGAAAAATATAAAAAGAAACTAAGAAATATAAATCTTACAGAAAAAAATGGTAAACATAAAGTGTTTAAGCATTGGAAAGCAATTAATAGAGGAATATTTGTTGATACTTTTGATGATGCATATTTTAGCTTTGATTCTGATTTGATAGAAGCAGATACAGTAAGCAGATATGATAATCAATCTAATAAATTATTATTTTACATAGTTAATGAATTTACTGAATTATTGAGATATAATCAAAATAGTTTTATGAAAATTAATATTTGTAACTTTTTAATTGAATTCATTGATAGAATATTTTTCAGATATAATACAGAACATCTTCATATAAATAATGATATACAGAGATTCATATATATATTAAATTCTGTTGGTTTCTTAAAAGAAACTGCCGAACAATCAAATCTTGAAACTCAGGGATTTTATGAAGAATATGTTGATATGGATGAAGAACCCACAGAAGATGATATTGAAAAACAAATTGATGAAGATGAAGAAGCAGATGCTCTGGATGTTGATATGGATGCTGGTGACATGGAAGAAGGTGTACCATCAGGTTATGATAGACAGGCTGAGATTGATATGACTTTTGAGGAAGGTATGTAAGATTTTATTCGTCTCCTAAAACAAAATTCTTAATGATAGTGTCTGCTAATAATTGTGCATATTTATTTGCTTTTTCATGATCACCTTTGTTCATAAAATATTTATAAACGATACTAAGATAAAATTTATTTTTGTATTCGTCTTGTACTTCACCTTTTGTAAATAAAGCATCTAGTCTTCTGATAATTGATGTTTTTAGAAGATTAAATTCTTCTGCATCAATATCGATATTTGTTATCTTTGATATATGATTAATTACTTCATTGCGTTCCATTAGTTTATTATTATTAGTTTTATCTTATGGACTATTGATTAATCAAATTTTTCATCAATTTTTTATAGAAAATGATATGTTGCATTAAGTTGTCAAATCAATGTATGATTAATAATACAATTTATCTCTCAATCTAATGCATGATTAATATTGTTTTTAATTGATCAATACAAATAAAATATTAAATTAATTATTATATTTTATGTATTTTTTGCGGTTACAGGTCACAAAAAAATAATAATTTATGTTTATTATGTATGTTATTATTATATTATATACGCTGTACGAATAATATCTATTTTTGTATATTTATTCTTTTTTTATATTCCTAGTTGTAAGTCTCCAGTTATTATTTTTAGCAAATGAAATTTTGTAAAAACGACTTACACCTAGGAATTAATAAAAAGAATACATGATAATCATT